TATAAAAGCATTAAATCAATTATTAATTCCGACATTTATTTCCCCCCTATTTATATTTCATGCTTTCCAACATATTCTTCTTAGCTTTGTTTGTCGTTCTAGTATACAAAGATGTTGTCTGTATAGAATTGTGGCCAAGAATATCCATAAGATCCGTAACCTGTCCTCCAGCATCCAAATAGTTAATCGCAAACATATGTCTAAATGCATGAGGATGGATTTTATCCAAGCTTATGCCTCTACACTTTCCTGCAATCTTCTTCAACTGGTAGTAAATCTGTTTATAGGTTAAAAAAAAGATTTTTCCTGACTTTATCTTTTCCGTTCTACAATACTTCAATATCTCTCGTTTTAAGTCATTTCTCAGAATCACATCACGAATCTTACCTTTGTTTTTGACCGTAATATAATTCGCTTTTACATTCTCAACAGTAAAATAACTTAACTCGCTCACGCGTATACCTGTGTATGCGAATATCTTCATGATCAGATAAATATCCATTCGATTACATTGTTTGGCCATTCTACACATTCGCTTAAAATCAGATGGTTCAATCACATCATCAAGCGAAGCTGCCTGTTGAATCTTTATATTCTTCAACGTCATTTTAGAATGATGAGTACGCAACAATTCGTCTGGATCCAAATTCTTTTCGACTAATTCACAATATTTTATGAACCTATTTGCGATAGTGATATAGTTCTTAACTGTTGCCGGAGCATACTCTTCTTCCAGGTTCTTTTTAAAGTCGATAATATCAAGCTTGCAGATATCATCGACCTCAAAAGAATTTACAAACAATTCAACAACCTGTCGATAATGAACCAATGAATTCTTAGACTTTTCATTTTCCGTTTCGAATGCGATGAAGTCATCAACTTTGCTAACTAGAAACTCTTTATTCATGGCTTAGCCTTGAAGAAATATCCGGGTAGTTCTTGAAGACTCATCGTCTACAATCTCAACAATTTGTCTTTTGCCAAAGTAATTCTTGGCTTTGCTTAAACATGGAAATCTATGAACTCCATTCACTGAAAACATAATTTCCTGATAATCTTTCACAACACTGATTTCCACGGGTCTAAATGTTGTATTCTTTAAATCTCTTAAAATCACGATATCAACTCCTTATTTATCTTAAATTTATCCGCCCATTCCCTGACAAAGCTAAATGCATCATCTGGAGGAACTGCATTATGATTTGCTCTAAATTGTCGAATAACCTTATGCTTAAGTTCCAACGTATACAAAGGAACATCCGGTTTATCACTTAAACGTACAAACATGATTTCCGTATGTCCTTTGGATACCTCGTCTGCATAGGTTCTAACACAATGGTTCAATACTTCAGATTCCTTCTTCAATTCAGCATTCGTTTTAACAGGGCGAATCAAATACTTTCCATTTGAATAACTCAACTCAACATGTTTTTCGTAGTTCTCAAAAATCCCCTGTTCAAACCTGGCATCTTCTGTAGCACGCATAGCTTTATAGGCTGCACTATGTGCTTCTACTAAATTCAATGGTGTTAGAACTTTATAAGACTTCATGTCCGCTCCAATTGTTTCCGCGAACTTCAAATAATCTTCGTAAATATTTATGTTCCAATCATCTATCTTCGATGCGTACTCCAATACTCGTGGACACATATACTTACGTATATGCTTGAAATTCAAATGTCTAATTTTCAATAATTCTTTTTCATTTGCCCATGAATATTTTCTGCACAACATAAGATGCGTGTAATCCATCTTTGGAAGAAGTGGAACGAATTTACGATCAACCTTGAATATCTTATCCAAACTCCTTTGACTTAGATCAAGAACCCGAAGACTTGAAATAAACTGACTCAAATCTGCTTTCACTAAATATTCAATTTTAGGCTCTTTACGATAAGCACACACGTATTCAAAAAAATCTAATCCTGATTGATTCAATTCAGACTGATACTGGCAATATGGAATGTTCAATAACATGATCCAGTCTTCAACTGAGTACATCCTCAACGGATAGAAATTCAATTTGCTGTCACTGATCCAAAACTTCAAAGGATAATCGAAATCAACCCTTTTACCAAACATTCCGCAATACAGATTGCCAACCAGAAACTTCTTTTCGCCTTCTATGTATCGAGCTACTTCCTGGATTTTCAGTTCTACTGTATGATTCGTATTCTTGAACAATTGAAATCCAAATATTCGCTTTAATAGCTTTCCGTAATACAGTTCCAGTGTTTCAACAAAATAAGTTCGGCTACAAGCCTCTTTTGCAAGCCATAAATCCATTTTTGAAAAAATAAACTCTTCAATGCCTTTTGGCCATGTGAGCTTCCTTGTCTGCAATCTCTCTAAAATAGACTTTCCTGCTTCCATTCTAATTCTTCTTTCTTAGGCTTTTTCTTTTGATCAATACTCTTTTTAACGATTGCCTTTGCAGATTCAAGATTCAAACGTGAAGGCTGCACTGAATCACCTTCAATAACTTCTTCATCGTAATAATGTACGGCCAAGCCAAACACTTCTTCATCACTGATGATTGCGCAGTTTTTCACTGCCTTCTTTTTAGCTTCAGAAACAATGTAGTTCCACATTCCGTCGATAGACTTCTTAGGATTATCCAATTTCGAAACCGTGTCATTACGTGACATCAAATATTCGCAGATTATTTTCAATCCTTGATTCTGCTTGATTGTCTTATATTCATCTTCAAATTTAGACATATAGGCCTCCTAATAAGTTCGAACCGGAACCATTACACTCATAAGTTTTAAAACATCGCACGAACCACGAACAATCAATGGCTTTCCGATTCCTGGAGTCGTAATCTGAACTTTTTCAGAATTAATAACATCAAGTGCATCTCTTAAATACTTTCCATTTAAATTGAATTCAATTGGATCCGACATCAATTCAACTGTTTCAAGCTCTTCATATGTTTCTCCAATCATTTCAGATTTTGAATCAACATGAGATTCTTCTGTGCCAAACGACAAATGTACAATTTGTTTTCCATCAGATTTCACAAAATCACAACGTTTGATTGCTTCTAATAATTCATCCTTATCCATTTCGACACAATACAAACAAGATTTTGGAATGATTCTGGAGACATCCGGATATGTTCCGTTTAAAAGCTGCGACTGATACATCATATCGTTTGTTTTAAATTGAATTTTGTTTTCATCATAGAAAACAGAAACCTCATCATTGAATGTTTTCAAAAATTCCACACAAGCCTGTCTAGGAATTGTAATACTGGTATCCTTGCAATCCATATCAATAAATGCATATCGGTTCATTCGGTATGAATCAGAGCCAACGATTGTAACCTGGCCATCATCCACACTTAAATGAATACCTGTAAGTATTGGACGTGAAATCGCAACTCGTCCTCCGCTCGCAACACAAACCAAAGCTTTTTCGAAGGCTTCACGCAACGTTTCGATTGGACAATATAATTTGTTTGCCGGTGTATTTAAATCGATTTCTGGATATTCAGAAACATCTGTACATGTTAATTTAAACTTGGCTTTTCCACATTGAATGTGCATTAAATTATCCGTGCAATCAACATCAATTGATTGACCAGATACTTTTCGAATGATTTCGCTAAAATATTTAGCATCCACCAAACATTGGCCACATTCTTCAATACCAGTATCCATTGGCAATGTCTGCTGCATTGAAGCAGTTCCATTGGATCCAGTAATCACAATTGACTTGTCTTCTACACAAATCTTTAGGTTTGCTAATGCAGGTAAAGGTGATAGTTTGTCAATTACCTTTGACACATTGTTCACTGCATTTAGCAATGTCTTTGTTTCTATATTGAATTTCATTTTCCTTTTTCCTTTCGTGATAATATATTTTTGAGGAGGTGATAAAATGGATGACTTGACTAATGAACAAAAGCTTTTATTAACAGCGATGTATAGAGATTATCTAGAACTCTCAAAAAAAGTTGGCCCTGAGAAAGCAAATGCTTTTGGAGATTCTGATGAAATCAACTATAAATACTTCATTGATAGATCGAACAGTTACGTTTCTTCACTATGTTGGACACTATATCGTAAAGGCTATATTGATTGCCATGGTGGAGATAACAAAGCTAACGAAATTTCAATTACCGATGATACAATCATCTACTTTGAAAACAAATTCAAAAATAATGCTTCTAAAGTGTTGAATGCTATTAATGAATTGCTGAATTTTGTTCCATTGTTTAAGTAGTTATTTATTAACTACTTTTCTTTTACTATTTCACCAAGCTCCATCAATTTTAGTTCCTCTGAACTGTAAGCCTTAAAAAACGATTTTGTTGGCTTAACCAGAATCCAATCCTTAGCCATGAGATCGTCTGTCATTGGATTCCAAAATCTTATATACTCATCCCTTCCAGGTAAGTACAAAGCAATTTTGTAAATTGTTATGTTTGTTGGATATAAATAAGCGCCTTTTTTGTGATCACGACTATTTTTTCTTACAAACCCCATTTTTCTTTTTTTAGCTAATTTAATTGCTTTAACAATATTCATTCACGACACCTCACTCGTTCAGATATTCATCAAACTTATTTCCAAATAAAATGCTTGGCTTTAAATATGATTTCATCACTGGATCAGACTTCCACGAATCACATTTCTTTTCAATAACACATTTGAAATCCGCCAAGCTATATCCAGCATTCAATTTTTCCTGAATCAACTTTCTAGTTAATTTGGCATCAGGAGAAAATTCTTTCTCCGTTTCAATGTTCAGGATTTCAACAATGGTTCTAATAATTTGATTCATTTCTCGTTCTTCGTCAGAAGAACAATATAAATTATTATTATTATTCTTATCAT